CAAAAATAAAGAAATTATTCCTTGTGCTACAGAAAATGAATTATTAGCTAAGTTTGTTGAAGCAATAAGAGAAATGGATCCTGATATATTAGTAGGTTATAACTCCGATTATTTTGATATACCTTATTTGTACTACAGAATGTGTAGAACAATAGGTAAAGATTGGGCTGATCATTTATCTCCTATTGGTAAAGTAGTTTCTAAGAAAAATAATAAATATTTTTTTAAACAAAATCAATATGTAGATATTGTGGGTATCGAATCTTTAGATTATATCCGTTTACATAAAAAATATAGTTGGAAGGATGAACCAAGTTGGAAATTAGATGCAATTGGAGCCAAGTATGTAGGTATGAATAAAGTTGAATATGAAGGGAACCTAGATCAATTATTTGAAACAGATATCCACAAATTCATTCAGTATAACTTTGTTGATGTTGAAATTTTACAAAAATTAGATGAAAAACTACAATATTTAGCTTTAACTAAGAATTTATCTCATAAGGGTAAACATAATTATAGTGAAGTATATGCCAATAGTATATCTCAAGATGGTGCTATTTCAGCTTATCTATTATCCCAAGATATAGTTCCACCTCCAAAAGAACCATTTCCACAAAAGAAAGATAGTTATGCGGGAGGATATCTTTTCTGTCCTAAAGCAGGATTGTATAAATATATGTTTGATGAAGATTTAACATCGCTATATCCATCGATAATCATGTCTATAAACATAGGTAAGGAAACATTTGTGGGGCGTATTGTAGATGCTAATGAGCGTAATAACAGATTGGGTCTTAACGATTTGAAAGAACGTGATCCTGAAGAGGAATTATTAGTTGAAAATAAAAAACGACAACAAACTAATGTAAATGTTGGTAGACTAATAGCTATGATTGAACAAAACAATTTGGCAGTAGCAGCTAATGGTTCAATGTTTAGAACAGATAAAGAATCAGTTTTATCTACTATTCTAAAGAAATGGTTTGAAGAAAGAGTTGTATATAAAAATCGCATGAAAAAAGCTTATAAAGCAGGAGATAAAGAGTTAGGTGAATATAACCATTTAATGCAATACACAATGAAAATTTTATTAAATAGTTTATATGGTGCCACAGCATTACCTTCATTTAGATATGGTATGAATTTTCAAACATTAAGTGAAGCAATTACATTAAGTGGACATAGAATAATACAAGAATCAGCTTTATGTGCAAATCGTCATATGAATAAAGTTATGAGAAATGAAATAAAATTAGATATATGAAATATGAAGTAGAAAGTAGACCTTGGGGTATGTATGAAGTACTATTAGATGCTCCTGAATGTAAGGTAAAACGAATTAGTGTTGCCCCAGAATCAAGATTATCATATCAATATCATTATAAAAGAAAAGAAACTTGGACTGTTGTTAAAGGTAATTTAACTATTATTTTAGACGGTGAAAAACTATTTAGAGGACCGGGTCAATCAATAAAGATACCATTAGGGGCTAAACATAGGGCCTGGAATGAAACTGATGAATTAGTTCAGTTTATAGAAGTACAAACAGGAACATACTTTGGAGAAGACGATATTGTCAGAATCGAAGACGATTATTTTAGATATGAATAAATAAAATAAATAAAAATATGGCACTAAAACCACAATCAATTAGAAAAAACCAACACATATCATCAGGAGGTAATTACCTCCAAAAAGATGAAATTATTTTAAGGAGTGAAAGTTGGAGTGATTCTCAAACAAAATTTTTTAAGAAAATGCTTAAACAGGGGGGTGAATTTAAAGTTGCGGGTGTTAAGTATAAAGTAGAATTGGATGAAAGAGATGATATTGATTCTAAAGGGGAACGACCAAAAACAGTCCCAAAATTACCTGGAGAAAGAACATTTTAAAAATATTATATAAATGAAACATATACAAGATACACCTTGGTGGATTTGTGATGAAGAAGATGATAATTACTGTGCCTATGTGGACACAGATTCTAATTATTTTAATGCTGAACCTTTATTACTTCATTTATATCCTAATTTTGAAGAATTTACTGCTAAAGAAAAAGATAATCTTTTAGAAAAAGTAGCACTAAAATACCAAGATATTATTAATGATGATTATGATAGATTAGCACGTGAAGCATTTAATGTGCAAGATCATAGACTAGAAATGAAAACAGAATGTGTTATACGTTCAGCTTATTTTAGAGCAAACAGAAGATATGCACAATGGATTACAAAGCAAGAAGGTATAGAAAAAGAATCTTTAGATATTAAAGGTTTAGAATTTATGAAAGCAAATTTTCCACCTATTTTAGGAAAGTTTTTTAATGATATACTCCAACAAGTATTAAAGGGTGAAGAAAAATCTAGTATTTTAGATCAAATTAAAGTATTTAAAAAACAAATATTAGATGGTACTATTTCATTATCACAGCTAGGTAATCCTACAGCAGTTAAAAAATTAGGAAAATATAGTGGAACTAAAGCTAGAGCAGGTGAAATGTTTACTGAAATACTTAAAGGAGCACCTGCCCCAGTACGAGCAGCAATTCGTTATAATGACTTACTAAAACTTTGGTCATTAGATAAAAAACATAATTTAATAACACAAGCAGATAAAGTAAAATGGATTTATCTAAAAGATAACCCATATAAAATAGAATCATTAGCCTTTCAAGATCATGATATACCTGAAAAAATACAGGATTTTTTAGACAAATACGCTAATCGTAGAAAAGTATTTGAGTCTATATTATTAAATAAATTAGAAGGATTTTTTAGTGATTTACAATGGTCATTAGATTTAAACCCTTATAAAAATCAATTCAATTTCTTTGAGGTATAAAAATAAATAAAAAACAAAAAATATGGTAAAATCTGATAAAATTTTATACGAAGCATTAATTAAACACATCACCAACTTTAATAATTCATTAAGTGAGATTATGGGGGTAATAAAAGATGGAGGAATTGAAGAAAATAAACCAGAAATCCCTAAAAAAATATTTCAAACATTTGAACACACAAACTTCAACCCAGAATTTCAAACAATAATAAATAAGTGGAAAGAGTATAACAAAGAGTACGAATACATAATCCACAATGCAGAAGATTGTAGAGAGTTTATAAAGAAAAACTTCAATAAAGAAGTCTACGATACATACAATAAAATAAAACCAGGAGCATTCAAAGCAGATTTATGGAGATATTGTATTCTCTATGAATACGGAGGCTACTATGCAGATATAGATACATTATGTGAAGGGAACTTAGACAGGTTATCATTAAAAGGGATAGAATTTATATCTCCTATTGACCTAAATAACGATGGATTGGGGTACCATAACATATTCAACACCTTTATAGGGTGTGTGCCCAAACATCCAATACTTAAAGAATGTATAGATAGTATAGTAAAACTTGTGAAAGAAGAGAGATTGCCTTATAACATAATGAATTTTTGCGGACCTGGATGTCTAGGTATGGCAGTAAATAAATACCTGGGAAGACCCTTAGAGGCATCAATGGTAGGATTTGAAGGAATACACAATAATATAAAATTAATATATTTTGAAAAAGGTACAGAATATGTAAAAGACCTCAATGGGGATATTATATTACAAAATAAAAATGGGAATAGACGTATAAAAAGGTTATACGATCAAGAGAGAACAAAAATAAGTAATCATTTAGATTGGGGGTTATACGGATACAAAAACGTAAAGTTTGAAAGAATAATTAAAACTGATCCATTTACATTAGATAACAAAATTACAAAATTAAAAAACTACCATAATGAAACATCGGCTTCATTTAAATTATTTAAATACTGCGGGATATCAGACTGTATTAGAAGAGGGTTTAGATGGGAAGAACATAACCACAAAGTAATTAATAACTTACTTAATGAAAATTCTATAGCAGTAGAAGTTGGAGCCCATATAGGAACCTTAACTGTAAAATTAAGTAAAACTGCAAAAAAAGTATATGCTTTTGAACCAATAGATAAAACATACTCAATACTTAAAGAAAACCTAGAAATAAATAAATGTAAAAACGTAGAAACATATAAACTTGCATTAGGAGCTAAGGAGGGCTTTACAAAAGTAAAGTGGATTTCAGACAATAATGTAGGGGGAACAGGACTAGTAGGAGGACTTTTGTCAAAAGATAGTAATATAGATGAAGAAATTAAAGTAAAAGTAGTCACATTAGATTCTTTGGAACTTCCAAAAGTAGATTATATTAAAATAGATACAGAGGGGTATGAAGAACTAGTAGTAGAGGGTGCAAAAAAAACAATAGAAAGGAATATGCCAATACTAGTAATAGAGTGTTTTAATGGACCTACATTTAATAATCATATATATGATGCACCTAAAGCAACCAGTCAGGAATTACAAATACGATTTAAATACCTATTAGACCTTGGATATAAATATCAACATCTATTTTTTGAAGATTTTATATTCCTTCCTCCACGATTACAAGATAGTAAATTTGGATACGCTAAATAAATTTCGTATATTACAACTATGATAAATAAAAACCTATTACAAAGCACAATATCTAAATATTATTTAGGTGACTTACACAAATCAGTTAAATGGAGAATTAAAGATGATTCATTAACAGTTTATGCCCAAAGTGAAGGATTAGTATGTAAAACAGTATTAAATACTTTTCCTGTACAAGATAGTGATATAGGTGTATTTGATACAGATAAATTAGTTAAACTTTTATCTATCACCAATGGAGACTTATTAATGAGTTTAAGTGGTAATGGAGCATTAAAAAATGTTATGTATATTGAGGACGCTAATTTTAATTTAACCTATACACTTGCTGATCCATTAGCAATAGGAAAAACAAGTTGGGTTACAGACCCGGAATTTGATGTTGAATTAGAATTAGATGAAGAAGATATTACCCATTTAATAAAAGCAAAAGGGGCATTAGATGCTGCTAGTGTACTTGTTAAAACAACTGAAAATTTAGATGGTTCTTTAGTATGTGACTTTATGTTTAGTCCAGAAGCTATAGAAGATAATTACAGCAATAAAATATCATATCAAATTAAAGGTAAGATAAAGGAAGAGGGAATGCGTTTACCGTTTAACGCCCTTAAGTTTAGTGAAATATTAAAAAATAACAAGGATATGGACACAGCTAAAATATCCATAGCACCAAACGGGATGATGAAAATAGAATTTTCATCAGAACATATAGAAAGTATTTATTACTTATTAAGAAATGAATTAAATTAAATTAAATATTATGTATACAGACTCACAACCAAAAAATGACTGGGGTTTTATTAAAACAGATGATTTTAAAGTAAACCCGTTAGCAGCAAGAAGATTTACCGTTATAGATGATTTCTATAATAATCCTTACGAATTAAGAGAATTTGCTCTTAAACAATGGTTTCACGATGATAGTGGATATCTAGGGTTAAGAACTAGAAAACAGTTTTTCTTTGAAGGAGTAAAAGAGAAATTTGAAACTGCTTTAGGTAAAAAAATATCTAAATGGGAAGGTTATGAAATGAATGGTAGATTCCAATCTCATGAAGCTAAAATAAATACTGTATGGCATTGTGATAGTCAACAATGGGCAGCAGCAGTATATTTAAACCCAGATGCTCCTTACGAAGCAGGAACTTGTTTTTATGCTCATAAAGAAACAAGAGGTAGACATGCCAATGAAAGTGTAGGAATGTTTAACCAACATACTTTTGTAGATTCCACACCTTATGAAAAAGTAGACCAAGTAGGTAATGTTTTCAACAGATGTGTTATATGGGATGCTCGTTTATTACACGCGGCACCTACTTACTTTGGTTGGGATGTAGCATCATCAAGACTATCACAAGTATTCTTCTTTGATACTTTAGACTAGTTTTATATATGTATAATAGAACATAAAATTGTAGCTAGGGCACGACGTTATGTTTAAATTAAATAAACCGAGAGCTTCGGCCTCACAAAACTAAATGATATGAGTACATTATTCAATGAACGTACACCGTTCGACTTACTAT